GTTAATGATCTTATAGAAACCTTAACTGCTGGAGGTGAATCAGGAGACATAGTAACTAAAGAGCATTTAGGAAAGGCAATGGGTAACTGGGCAGGATCTATAACAGGTAGACCCTTCACATCCGCACAAATATTCAGGGACGTATACGCAGCCTTTGATGACACTCAATCCATAGTCCGTGAGACACGTATGGTAGATGGGCAAGACTTTAGCGGAGTGTTTGCTCATACCTTTATGAATCATATTAAATCTAAAGTTCCTGTATGGCAGGAGGACTTGCCTGAATATAGATCACCTACTACAGGTGGAACAGTTCGTAGGCAGAGTGCAGTAATAAATCAGTTCACTGGTATTAAGTATATGCCCAAGCAGAATGAGGTAGAAAAAGAGTTAGCTAACTTAGGTCTTCAATCTTTTAGAATGACACCTCGTACAGGTAATAAGCAAGCAGACTTCCTAGCTAAGAAACATATGGCTACCTATGCTAACGCTATGATTTCATATCAGATGGCATCACCTCTGTATAAGAGTCTAAACAAGAGGCAGAAGTCTACTGTTATAGAGAATCGTTTTAAAGAAATAAGAAAGATATCTTTAGAGGTAGCAAAAGGAGAAGCTATGATGATAGCTTTTAGAGAGGGTAAAAACTACAGTGTATTTGACCAAGGTAAATGGGCTAGAACTCCTAAACGAGCAAGAGAATTAGCAGACGAGTACTTCAGAATGCACTATGGTAAAAGTGTTAGTGAGCTAGGTGTATTTGCTGCAGGTTCTAAAATTGGTAGAGCACTTAAGGAGGGTCAGTAATGGGCTTAGAGGAAAAGGAAGAAAGTCCTTGGGACGTTCTAAGAAGAGTTAGTGATTCAGGCGTAACTAAGTACATAGAGGAAGAATCTACTGAGGTAAAACCTGAAGAGGAAACATTTACTGAGTCTGTTATTAATTGGTTTCCACGCTTTAATAGTGAATCTGAAGAACTTCCTAATAGTGAGACTGCTGAAGAAGTATATGATCCTGAAAACAATAGAAGTAATCAAGCTGCTATAAAATTTTTAACACAGGGCAGGGAGAAAGTTAAAAGTTGGTTATCTATTTTAAATGATGAATCTACTGAGGCACCACCTACTGAGGTGAAACAAACTGATCCTAATGTTGAGACAGTAGATATAGAAACTAAAAAGTTATTGTCAAAAGCTGACACCCCTGCACTAACCCTGCCTACATATCCTAATGTACTTGATAGTAATAAAGCTATACATGGCAGGTTATGGGGTAGAGCATTCCATACAGAGGCAGAGTATGATTCAATTAAACAAGCAGATTACGTGGACGATGTTAGACAATTCCTTGTACCAAACTCTAACTACGTAAATACTATGGTTCCAATACTCAACAGGGTAGTACCTGCTTTTGCAGGGGACTCAGGTGTGAAGGGTGATATTTTATATAGGGCTATGCTGGAGATAGGAGCACATGAATCTCAAGGTGCCACTGATTTATACAATAAGAAGTCTCATGCCAGTGGTGTATTCCAGACATTGACTAGCACTGTAAGGGACACTGCAAAGGACTCAGATTACTACGGGCCAAAGGCACAGAAACTAACGGGTAAGTCTAGGGAGGAAGTTGCCAACATGACTGCGGTACAAATACAGAACTGGATGCAAACGGACTTCACCGCTAATGCTGTGTTCGGAGCTATTGAATTAATTAAACTAGCTAAGGGTCTAGAAAATATAGGGGAGGGGGATTACTTACTTCAATTAACTGGCCCACCAGAAGATAAAACGGATTGGGCTAACGCTATTACCTAAACTCCACACAAAGAAAAAGTATTTAATTAACTAGGAAAGTAATCATGACAGCAAAAAAAAGACTTAATAAGTTTAAAGAGCAGAAGCGAGTACAAGACGAATGGGATTGGGGAAAATCTGGGGGAGGTAATCCCCCAAGTGGCCCTGTAGGTAGTGCTGCTAATAAACCAACTGCTAAGAAATCAACTGCTAAGAAACCACCTGCTACTAAGAAACCAACTGCTACTAAGAAACCAACTGCTAAGAAACCTAAGTCTAAAGACTTTCCTACATACGATAAGAATAGTAAGTCTGCAACCTCTTTCCGATCAGCTACAGCAGCAGCTAAGAAAGCAGGTAAGAAAACATTTACTTGGGAAGGACGTAAGTACAGCACCAAAGAGAAGTAAACTCCACCCAAAGAAAAGCCCCAAAGCTCTTGACAGCAATGGGGCTTTTTACTGTCTAATCCTTGACAGTACAGTAGTACAATGCAATACCTATGCCACTAAATGATTTCACATGCACCTCCTGCACATGCGGCCTCACCTGATAGGTCAGTCTCGTCCTCCGCTTCTACCACCTTAGTCAGATCAATGTTGTTAAGACTACTCTCTAACATATTGAATCGTTCCTCAGTAATATCCTCAAAGGGAGCTTGCGTATATGTACCTCCGTTGTATGGTAGTACCGCAATGCCATTGAAGGTATTACGATTCTTCCACATCCATTCTCCTACGTCAGGCCATTCATCATCCTTAACAGAGATAGTGCAGCTTACGTTGTGTGAGTTCTGCCCTTCTCTATGGCCTGTCTGTACCCACTCTGTGTTGAACCTACGTACACGTTCAAGTAGATCCAAAGCATTCTCTGTGCGTAGTATAGAGCCTTCTGGAGCCTTCTGTGGTATCTCTACTACAGCTTGGCTTTCTTTATTAAAGAACTCATCTTCTAACAACTCAGGGTGGTGCTTGGCTAGGTGCTGATAGAGTGCTTCATTCTTTCCTAGTCTCTGTCTACGAATATAATAATCATTATGCCAAGCATGGATGCCACTACTTGTACCAAGTACGCAACTAGAGGTGCCTGAAGGCTTGACAGTAGTACACCTAGCACTGACATTAATATCAAGAAGAGCAGCAACACGCTCATTCTCTTCCTTAACGATCTCAGCCGCTTCAGCGAGGTCATAGGATAGTATAACGCCAGAGCCAATTCCAGTTTGACCGACTCCAATAAGAGCGTCACGCTCCGTGGCCTCTTTCCATACATCCCTGAGATAGTGGAAGTCAGTGTATCCAGCTTGGAGCGTACCAATAAGAGCAGCCGCTTTAGACCTTTCATTCAAGTCCTCCTGTGATGTTATGTCTGATACGTTTAGCTCACACAAATTGCAGAATTGATATGGACGTAACCCGATTTCGCAACACGGATTTGTCCCCCAGTCTTTATCATTACTGAAGTAAACCCCAGGCTCACCTGACCCACTAGCTTCAACACGTTCCCACAACTTAAGGAAATCATCCTTGGTAGCACGATGACGTAGGATAACAGCACTGTTGTTAGCACGACCACGCTGTGGGTTGTCTATGTACCACTCACCTGCCTTACTTGCCATCATATCAAGATCATCCATGCTGAACAGGGAGATCAATGCTGCCCTACGTATGCCACCTGCAAGTACTGCATCTGCAATGTAACACATAAGGTCATGCACTTCTAATGTACTTAGGTTACGACCTAGTGCATTGTCTAGTACCTTAGTGAGTTGATGAATGCAATCCTTCAATGGTTGAGGGCCAGGTGCCTTACCACCAGAGGTAATCAGCATAGCACCCTTAGGGCGTATGTCACGATAGTCAAAGTCTACTTGCATCTGTCCATGAAAGTAAGACTCCATCAGTACCTTCACTGCATCTGCCCAACCTTCAATGTTATCTGATACTAGGAACCTACGCTTACGTTTCTTAGGGCCACTTACTTCTGGTAGCTGAGTAACATGGTGACGCTGTACTGAATAGCCTACACCTGTGCCACCTAGTAGTAAGAACATAGTCTCACTGAAGGCTTCCACCTCAGACACTGGCAGGTAAGCACAGTTAAAGATTCGGTTAGGTGCTAACTCTATAGGTGCGCCACCGAACTGTAGTGAACGCATAGAGGGTAATACTTTCTTCTCATACACAAACTTGTATGCACTTTCAATGTCTTCCACCATGTGTGGGTACTTACGAATGTGCATTGATTTGTTACGGGTTACTAGCTCACTCCAAGTCTCTCGCCTCTGTAAGGTTGGGATGTACTTTGCATACTTAGAGAAGACTGTTATGTCGCTAAGTATTTGATTTGATGTTTCCATTTGCTGTCCTGTTAAATTGTAGGGGGCCGTACAGTTATACTGATTGAAGTATAAATGTCAAGACTTATTTAATTTAAAATTAACTGGGATAATAAAATAATTAATAGTAGTGCTGTAATAAAGTATTCCATTAAACAGATGCCTCAAAGTTCTTCATGAAGTGTGCCATCTTACTCTCGTAAGTATAGGCGAAGTCATTCTCTAGCAGCCAGTCTTCCATACATCTACGTGTACCATTCTTACGCTTCTGTGCGCCAGGTAGTGCTACGTTCTCTGAGTGTAGTACGAATACTATGACAGCCATTGGGTTTGATCTACGCACATGAATGTACTTATCCATTTCATGTCGTGTTCTGAATCTGCCCTTGACCTCAAACCATACGTTACCCATCACCCCATCGGGTGTGTACTTCCTATTCTCTACAACCTCATAGTCCACCTTGATGGGTTCGTAGTCTACATCCTTCATAGGGCCGTCAGCAAACAACCTAAACTCTAACCATGATCGGTAGGGCTTTGGCTGGTCACGATTCATGGCAAGATAATCACTCCATGATTGGTAAGGTTCTGGTGGTATGACCTTACAGTTTACTCCACATGTCTTGCCTAGGATGCTAGACGTTACCTTGCGGTGCTTAGGTTTCTTTACTTTCTTAGAAGGGTATCTCATATAATATCCAGTACCTTATTCAAATACCAACGGGCCTTCTCAATGTTCATACGTACATCTTGTTTGCGATTAGATCGCCATGTGTACTTGATGTTGTTGCCCTTACAGAATCCAATGAACTCTTCCTCTGTTAGGGCAGCCTGTATAGCATCAATACATTCTATGCTGCCTACCCCCTCTGACTTGTAGTGGTTAGGGTGATTAACCAAATCCTCTAGCGCATCATCTAGGTTGGCAGCTAACTCTGGTACTACATTCATTATCCTTCCCCCTCGCATTTAGTATTGAAGTTTAATGTTATTACATTGCCAGATACATTGGTTATCTTTTCTTTGTGGCTTATAACAGGGTCGTCTATGTCAGCCATTTCTAATCCATCAACTAGGTCTTCTGTGTAGTCACTTAAGGCATCATCAAATTCCTCATTGTCAGTACAGAACTGAATCATTGCTGCCATCTTATATGCTAAGAACATAAGTTGTGAATGTACATCATCAGAAATTTCAGGCATATGGTTGCTAAACACAGACACCTGCACATCCCCTTCCCACTCTCCATCTTCCTCCGAGATAGCAGGACGCATGATTACACCGAAGTCGTTCTCTGTCATATCAATCATGCTGCTTCCTCTATGTGTATGTAGTTAACCATTGCAGGAACCTTTGCCTTTGATGGTATGGATGGACGTTCTTCTAAGGTATCCCAACACTTGTACTTGTGTTGACAGAAGCCACACTCTATACCTAGCTTTAGATT